CTGTATTTGATGCCTCTGCTCATGAGTTTGATAACTATGAGTACGATGCTGCTGGTGGAAAGTTTCCAAAAACAGAAGAAAAAGATTGGCACGATTTCTGGGAGTCTTATAAAGAACCAGACAAAGAAAAGCGTCGTGAGTACAATCTACGTGAGGCAGAGTATTACAACAAACGTGCCGAACTAGATGCTGAGGATGATCACAAGAATCTATCTACATGTGATTACTAATTTCAAAATTAACTTTTAATTTCAAGATCTGGGGAAAAAATTTTCCCCAGATTTTTTTGTATGAAAGGGTCGATTGCATAAAGATCTAAATAATACAGACTCATAAATAAACGATTTTGAATGGCTAGTATATTCAAGCCGAAAAGAAGTAATGTTGTAGGTCGTGTCCCCACCACAGCCGATCTGGTTGAAGGTGAAATTGGCGTCAATATACCTGATTCCAAAATCTATATTAACACTGGTGGTGTAATCAGTGTCATTGCTGACTCTGCTGCTGGTGGAGCAGGGTATCAGCTTCTGACTATTGCTGATAATGGAGACCTACTTCAAGCAAACAAGAGATACACCATTGATTCTAGTGGTGGACCTCTGAACTTTACTATGCCAACAGCACTTTTGACACCAGGAACGTTCCTTGAATTTGTAGACCTCACTGGATACTGGAATATAAATACTGTTACTATTAATAATGCTGGTATTGGTTTATATGATGCGCTAGGAAATTTGGATGAGTTTCCACTTTACCTTGATATGGCTTATGGTGGATTGAAAATTATATATGATGGTACAAACTGGAGAATGGTATCGGTAACGTAAATGGCACTCTCACAAAGCGGATCATATCAAGGAGACATCAGTAGGTCTAATAGCTATTGGGTGTACGCTCTAAGAAGAGACGGTGAGGGAATGCTTTACCTTACCAAAGTTGCCAGTGCATCTACTGAAACTGGCGTTGATGTTGGTATTAGAAGTGATGGAACACAGGTTCCTGAGTTCGGTGACTATGAAGATTACGTTCTGGAAACCACTCCAGAGAAAGAATACTTCAATCACCCACAAGATAAATATCAACAGTTCCGATTTGATAGTCGCAACTTAAATTATTATATCGATGATGATGGTTACTTTGTATTAAAAGTAACTGGTATCCACACTTACTCTGGACCTGTATAACGAGAACCAACAATGGCTGAATTTAGACTTGGCAGACTTAAGTTTAACTGGAGAGGAGACTGGACTGTCTCTACCGCATATGTTATTGACGATGTAGTTCAAATCGGCGGTAACGTATATGTCTGCGTAATTAACCACACCTCTGCTGGAACTGAGGATGGCTGGTATACAACCGATTTTAATATCGGTAATCCCAGATGGCAATTAATGGTTCCTGGTGTAGATAGTGTTGGTATCTTTACTAGCGGTCAATACTACGGTCCTAATGATGTCGTTGCTTACGGTGGTGTTCTCTACAGAACTCTTACACCACATGTAGGTTCTGCGTTTACCAGTGCATATTTTACTCCCTACGTTGAAGGGTTTGGTAATGTCAGTGCCTTCAGCACTACAGCTTCTTACAAACTTAGAGACGTTGTAAACTATAGTGGTAATGCATATCTTGCTGCTACCACTGGCATCGGTGCTACAACTCAGACACCTAACGAGAGACCAGACGAGTTTGATCTTCTTGTAAGTGGAATTTCGACAACTGGTATTGGAACTTGGAATCCATTAGGTTTACAAGGACCTGCTGGATATCAACCATATCCTCAAGGTTCTGTCGTTACGTTTGGTGGTAATACCTATGTCGCAATTGCTGCCTCAGTTCCCATTGGTGTAAAACCTGAAGGTGATAGCACTTTTATTGGTACATCTACAGATAATTGGTCTGTTATTGTTTCTGGTCTCAGAAATGCTGGTACTTGGAGCACCTCTACAACTTACTATAGAAATGAAGTTGTAACCTACACCAGTTCTTCTTACATTGGTATTGTCACAGAGTCCGTAGGAAAGCAACCAGATGTAAGTCCAGCTGAGTGGCAGCAACTTGCTGCTGGTGCTGGTTCTGCCACCTTGACAACGAGAGGTGACCTCCTCACCAGAAGTGCTTCTGCTCCTACCAGAATTGGTATTGGATCAACTGGCATGGTGCTTGTCAGTGACGGTGCTGATCCTCTATGGAATTACTTTGGTAATCAAAAAGACAACTATTATGTTGGACAAAATGGTAGTGACATGGAGGGTGACGGAAAAACCCTTGAGACCGCATGGAGAACTATTGGTTATGCTCTGACTAATGTACCTAAGCATTCAGCCATTAATGTTTTTGCAGGTACATATGCAGAAAATCTGCCTATGACTGTTCCCATTGGTGTTGATGTTCTTGGTGCTTCTCAGAGACAGGTATTCATCCAACCAGCAACTGCTGGTATGGGAACAACTACAATGTTCTTCTTGAGTGACAACACTCAAATTAAGGATGTAACTGTTCGTGGTCTTTCTGGTTACGCAAAAACTAATTCTAATAGTAACTCTATTCTGGGTGTTAAACCTGGTGAAGTTGGTTGCTACTTCATGCTGAACCCAGCATCACCAATTCTTACTAAGTCACCATACATTAGTGATGTATCTGCTTTCTCTGGACCATCTATTAGTGAAAGGGTAGGATTCCCAGGTAACTCTGGATCTGCTATCGGTGCTTATATTGATGGTGCTGTTCATGCTGGATACGCTGCTACTCTTGGAACACCAGGTAACCAGTCAATGGTTATGGACGCATATACCCAAGTTAATGATGAGGGTATTGGTATCTGGGTCGATAACTTAGGTAAGGCAGAACTTGTTTCTATCTTTACTTACTTCTGTGACTTTGGATATGTTGCTATGGACGGTGGAATCATCCGTTCTTTGAATGGTAACAACTCCTATGGACAGTTTGCTCTGTCCGCATTCGGAACTTCACCACTCGAAACTCCAGTAGAAGGACATACTAGAGGTGAGAGAATGAATATCACACCAACCACACTCAGTGGCAGCATCTCTGTAGGACAAACCATCACTGGTGCAACTTCTGGTGCTGTTGGATATGTCCTTAATGACCAGACTGCTGCTGATCCACCATTCCTGCTGTTTGAATATGATTATCTTGGATATGGTATTACTGAATTCCAGGCTAGTGAACTTATCCAGTTTGGTCCAGTTGGTTCTGGTGAGACTGCACTTACTGCTGCTGCTGATCCAGTCGAAGGTCTGAAAGGATTCCTCTTCCCACTTGCTGGACTCTCTACGGAACCAAGAGCTAGAGGTGTTATCCAGTTTGGTAACAATCAGTATTCTGGTCTTGGTTCTGAAGGTAAGGCTACATATGGTTTCGGTATTACCGACATTCAGGGTTACACTGGATATGGAACCGATGCTAACGCATATACTCTTGCTAACGTAACCGACTATGTTGAAGGAACCTTCGGTGTTGTTGGTACATATAATACTACTCAGTTAGCTCTGGGTGCAAATGGAACCTACACAGGTGTTGCCGCTACCACAAACGGTGGTGGTCTTAATGCCATATTTACACTTGGTGTTGGTGCCACTGGATACGTAGAGAGCATTGTTCCAACAACTGAAGGTCAAGGGTATGGTGAAGGTGACATGCTCACCTTTGACGGATCCGACATCGGTGGTCTTGCTGGTGCTGCTGTTACATGTGCAGTCTATCCAAGATCTGGAATCGCACTTCTAAGACTTGCAGAAGAGAAGACAATTGAAGCTGCCGACAAGCAGAAAATTACAATTCTCTATGACTATTCACAGGTTCGTGTAACAGGTCATGACTTCCTTGACATTGGTATTGGTGGTACGGTTGCTTCTAGATATCCTCTGAAGCCACTAACTCAACCAATCGAAGGTAATCAAATTACTGAGACTCCACCTGCTCGTATCTTCTTCGTAACCTCTGACCAAGATGGTAACTTCAGAGTTGGTAACTACTTCCGAGTCGATCAGGCAACTGGTAGTGCTACCCTGAATGCTTCTGCGTTCAACCTGTCTGGTCTGACTGAACTGAGACTGGGTTCTCTGGGTGGTCAAATTGGTGTTGCGATTAACGAGTTCTCTGCTGACGGAACTCTGTCGGGTGACAGTGATACTGCTGTTCCTACAGAGAAAGCAGTCAAGACTTACGTTGATTCCCAAGTTGGTGGAACCAAACCATTTGCTTGGTGGGTCTCTCGTTGACCCCCCAGGTCACCATAACTATAAATAAATACTAGTAATCCGACCAATTAAGATTGGAGAAATTAAGACATGGCTAATGGAGTATTGGGTAGAGTATCTCTTGCCTCTACAACTTTAACTACAGTATATACAGTTCCTATTGGATTTTTGTCATATGCCAACGTGAACATTACTAACAGAACTGGTGCATCAGCCGCAGTTAGGATTGCAATTGCTCAAACAGCAGCAGCACCTCTCGATGCTGAGTACATTGAATATGATTCGTATGTTGCTCCAAACGGCGTTCTTGAAAGAACTGGCCTTGTCCTTGATGCTGGATGGAGTATTGTTGCTTACTCTGATAAAGCAAACGTAAGTGTTCAAGCTTATGGTATTGAACAGTCCTGATTATACATAGTGTAAATCACCCCAAAGATCGAAGGAGTCCTAAAAAACAATGGCACGTTTTATTAACCAAGGTTTCACCCTTACAAGCCAAGTAGTAGGTGTTACCACTGACTACACCACAGCCGCAGGTGAAGTTCTGCTTGTAGATACTACATCAGGTTCTATCACCGTCACTCTTCCCGATGACCCTGCCATCGGTGACAGAGTTCAGTTTGTTGATGCTGCTGGTCAGTTCGGTGCAAACAACTGCGTAGTATCTGTATCTAATACAAGTACATATAAGATTGCTAACCTCAATGAAACTTTGAACCTTAATGTTCCAAACCAACCTTTGGAACTCATGTGGTCTGGTAGCACTTATGGATGGGTTCTGTTGAACACCTGATTTAAAAACATCGAGGGACACTAATGTCTAATTTACGAGACTTAATTCATTACGCAGACTTGGCAGAGTTTGAGTCCGTTGTCGGTGCAGCCTCTAGTGTATGTGCCAATATTAACTACGGATCAAACTACGTTCAGTGGAAGAAGTATGGTGGTGGTAACAACTCTGTAGGTGCTAGACAGTGCTGGAACACTTGTCACTATTGGAGAGCTCCACAGGGAACCAAATACATTAGATTCGACATCTGGGGTGCTGGAGGATCTGGTGGTGGTACTCACTGCTGCTCTTTTGGTATGGCAGGTGGTTCTGCGGCATGGACTTATAAAGAACTGTGCTGTAGAGAGTATGGTGATCTGAGTGGTTGTCCATATGACTTCATTATTGCTGAACCATCTTGCATTAGATCTGGTGGTACAGGAAACCATGAGGGGTGTAAAACCTTTATTAGAGGTTATGGACTCTGCAACTTCTGTGCCGAAGGTGGTGGTGGTGGATTCTCCTGCTGTACTCACAACGGTGAGTGGAGAGTCTGTGGTAACTATGACTACGAAACATTAAGACACTCTCCACCTGGTGGTGGTGCTCATAATGGTCCTTCTGGTTTCAACTTTATTGGTTGTGGACCACATGAACAGAACTGTGGTTTCGCAGAATTCTCTCCTGGTAACAGCCTGACTGGTGGTAACTGGAGAGATAGTTGGCCTGGTTCTGGTACTGGTTATGGTAAGAACAATAATGAAAATAAAAACCTTTGCTCTTGGGACTTCTTTGATGATGGATATTATAATCAAAAGTATGGCGTAGGATACGGTAATACCTTTGGATCTTGTTGCCAAAGAATTAATGCCAACTTCTATCACTACTCACCTTGTTATGGTGGCACGATGTGGAGAGGTCGTTATGCCTTTACCTGTGCCAAGTGGTTTGGTGGAGACGGTGGTCATCATGGTCTCCCTGGAATGATTGGTTCTCCATGTAACCAGTCTCCTGGTGACTTCTGTATGACCAGACAGTATGTTCCTTTCCCAGGCGGTCTTATTAATGATCGTGGTGGATATGTAACTGCTAGAAACTATAGTAACTCTTGCTTACAAGAGCACTTCTGTATGACCTTCCCAATGTCTGTGGGTGCTTCTCAAGGATGGGATGATGATTCCAACGTTATGATCCCTGGAATGGGTGGTCTGTCATCGATGGTCTACAGTGGAACATGCAGATGTGGAGCACCTGGTGGTCCTGGTGCCGTAATTGTTACATACTACACCTAAGGGAGGAACAATAAAATGTCAGCTATGGATGGTGCTCAGTATAACGGAAAAAGTTGTACTAACAATTTTACGGGTGCTCAAACTAGAAGAACATCAAAGCATAATGATCTGAGGACGCTTCTTGATACAGAAAACTCTTTCTGTCTCATGAACCTTGCTAACGGTTGCTGTAATACCTACTGGGGTCATGGCAACTGGGGTGGTCAACCCATGAAGGGATATACACAGACCTATGCTGGTCACTGTAGGAGCGACAGATGTGACACCTCACATGCTTGGAGTGGGTACTACCAGTGGAGATACTGGTTCTGTGCTCCTCCTGGCACCACAAATATTACCTTCGAAATCTGGGGTGGTGGTGGATCTGGTGCAAGAGCTTGCTGTTGCATGTATGGTAACCCTGGTGGTGCTGGTGCTTATGCTATCAAGACTTTGTGTGCCCAGTGTAACCCTGCTACTGGACTTCCTTTCGAAGGTGGAACTTTTGGTGGAATGTGTTGGGAAATGTTCGTTGGTCCTCCCAACTGCGAAGGTCAGTGCTGTAAAGGTAATATTGGATGTAAGTCATATGTAACTGGTTGTGGTCTGACTAACTTCTGTGCTGATGGTGGTATGCCTGGTAAGACATGCTGCTATGCTTTCAGATGTGGTCGTTGCTGTGATAACGATACTGGAAACTACAGTGCCAGAGGTGCTCAAGAAACTAACTGCTTGAACCAGTATCGTCCCTGCTATCCAATGGCTTGCAGTGGCATGTATACTTTCCACCCATGCGAAGCAACTTATACTTGTGATTGTGCTTGCTACTATGGTGCTGACTGGGGTGTTCCTGGTAGGTTAGGTTGGTTTAGATCTGACTGTTGTGATGACACCTGTTTTACTAAGATCGGTCTTGCTTCTCCTGGTGGACTGCTTACTAGATGCACTAAGTTTTCTCTTGGTAGAAACATGGGTAACGCTTGCCTCTCTGAAAATATGATGTGTACCTATGGAGAAGACGTAGGTTGGTGTCGTTATGGTCAAGCAATCGGTAGAGGTGGAAACTCTGGTACTGCCTGTGGTGGACCAAACTGTGATGGACAGTGTGGATCTGGTGGATTCATCAGAGTCACATACTGGTAATCATTGATAAATACTAGCAAATAAGGTTATCTGGAATGTCTAATCTTAGATCTTTATTAGGAACTCAAAGTACATCGGTTACTGGAATCTATTCTGGTGGTGTCGGTAGACTGAGACCTGGACAAACATATTATTTCTATCAAGCATGGCCATGCCAAACTTGTGATACTATTGAGTGTACCAGGTGTCATGACGGCAACGGTACAGATGCCAGAGGAAGAACAGGTGTAAACTGTTGGATTGAAACTCAGCACTATAATGCTTATATTATGTGCTGCTGGAAGCCTCCTTATGGTGCTACCAGACTTGACTTTGAACTTTGGGGTGCTGGAGGTGGTGGTGCTACTGCTTGCTGCTGTTCTGCTGGTATTCCTGGTGGTGCTGGTGCTTACTCCAGAATGACCGTTAGATCTGGATTAGGATCTGTAACTGCTGGTATTGGTTCCGATTGGAATTATACAATCTATTGGGCACCCAGAACATGTAACGGTGGAACCTGCGGTGGTCCTACCTGCGATCTCAACCCAAGACCTTACTCTCACGGTGCTTGCCAACCTGGTGACATTCCTGGCATCACCACTGAGAGAGGTCCCGTCCAAGGTGTCGGTGGCATGACTGGTTATGCTGGTTCTGACTCTTGGGCTATTGGTTGTGGACTTGAGAACTTCTGTGCTCAGGGTGGAACACCTGGATGTGCTTTCTGTTATATGGAAAGAGGTCACTTCATCACTGGATTTAACTCCATGATGGTTGGTTCTGCTACTACCAACTCTGGACCTGGTGTTGACATCGTTGGACTTGGCACTGATTGTATCGGATGCTGTGCCATGTTCTATGGATGCTCTGGATCTGGTGCTGGTCTGAACTCTGCTACTGGTGCTCCTGGTCTGCCTGGTGCTTACGGTAGCATGTGTGCCAGCTATTGTAGGCATTGGAACTACCACTATGTTCCTTATCCTGGTGGTCTGGTTAACCGTTGTGGTGGATACATTGTTATGCAGAACTGTGGTAACGAATGCTGCCACTGTGCCCTTCAGAGAAAGGCAGGTGGTTCTGTTCAGTTCGGTGGAGCTGGATTTGGATTTGATAGCAATGGATATGTTCCTGGCATGGGTGGCATGAGTGCCTCTGTAACTGGTGGTCCATGCTGCTGTGGAACCGTTGGTGCTCCTGGTGCTGCTCGGATTACCGTATATTACGATTGATAATATCGGTCTAAATAAAACTGAGTTGAGTTCTTTAGTATTCTATAATGGCAAAATGGATTAAAGAGACATTTCCTTTGGAAATGCCTGACTACCCTATGTCCCAAGAAAGAACAAAGGGACATGTAGCAGACTGGACATATGAAGGACCAAGAAGAGTAGCGGCATACATTTATAAAGACACTAATCTTCTTGCATGGAATCATTCTTATCAGGCATTGTCTGATAAAAAAGATGAAGCCTTACAAGAGGAACAATGGGAGTTTTTAAAAATCCATGCTGGAATGGATAAGTATCCAGTAGAGGTTACTTTTGAGAAGGATCCTCTTTTACTGGCTGCTTTAGTTCAAACTGATGTTCTTGATGAACACGTCCCATTACAAAAGGAATACTACTGGGATGGTAGAGAAGAGATTCATCCCACAGATAAGAAATGGTATAATGAAGAGCACAAGGTTTTCAGGTGGGAGAAGTCAAGAGATTGGATGTATGCCCACTCTTGGCCAATTCTGCCAAATAAATTGATTGAGTTGTGGGATGTTCAATACGATCCAGAAAAAGAGGAATTTGTAAAGCCACTTCCTTGGAAAAAACCAAACATTACTAAGCATGAGTTTTTATATTATTACTATTATCTCATTGATGAGATGAAAAAATATGTAGAAGAAGAAGGTGTTGATTGGGGACCAGATCAAATTAAAAAGTTTGATAACTACCTAGAAGAATTGGTGGGTCTTCAAGATAAATTTGAACCATTCCTTGATAGACCTTGGATGATCGGACTTCCAAATGATCCAAGATACGAAGAGGAAAACTTTAAAAAGGTTGACACCTTTGCTATTATGGATGACAGTGGGTTTGCACCACTGGTAGTGACCCAAGAAAACCTTATGGAAATGGCAGAGAAAGCCCAGATGAGTCCTCCTCAAGGATTTAATGTTAGTCCTTGACTTGGACTACATAACCCAGTATAATTAAAACATTATTGTGCTTGACAATGACACAAAGATCCAAAGCATTCTTTCTTAATGGTGGAGCGGGACGAGTTCTCTGCTCCATACCTGCATTCGAGAAACATCTAGAAGAATATCCAGAAGACGATTTCATTATTGTATGTGAGGGTGGCACTGACTTCTTCAAAGGACATCCAAAACTATATCCTCGTGTCTATGACAATTGGCACAAAGATTTGTTCAGGTCTCACATTCAAGAGCGTGATATTGTCACGACTGAACCCTATCGTATTTGGGAATACTACAATCAGAAATGTAATCTGAGTCAAGGATTTGATATTCAAATTAATAACAAAGGTGTCCGTGATCTTCCCCGACCAACTCTTAAACTCAGCAGATCTGAGTCTATCAATGGAAAGTTTTGTGTTGAAGAAGTCAAGCAAGTAACTGGTAAAGATAAAGTTGTTGTCTTCCAACCTTTTGGTCGTGGATCTAATCCTGTAGGAAACTTTATTGTTGATGAGGGTGGTCGTAGTTTTGAGTATGCAAACATGATCAGCATCGTCCGTAAACTTCAGAAGAAGTATGCGGTCATCTACATGGGTGAGCATGAGATTAATTTCCAATCAGAGTGTCCCGAACCTGTAGCATCTCCTCGTGGTGCTCCGCTTCGTGACTGGGCAGGTATCATTGCTGAAGCAGATGTTTTTCTTGGATGCGACTCAGTAGGACAGCACCTTGCTTATGCTGCTGATAAACCTGCTGTTGTAGTTGTCGGTGCCACTTGCAAGGAGAATATTTCTTATCCAGATGCACCTAAGTTTGAAGTTCTTGACATGGGTGAAGGTGCTAGAATCTATGATCCTATTCGTGTCACGTTCGATGAAGTAACTCATCGTCAGAACGATGGCATCATGGCAATGAATGGTAAAATTGAAGATGTTATCGTTGATAATGTCACAAAGATGATGAATAAGTATTGGAAGAAGAGAACAGATGTTGTTGTCCTCCCCAATCAAGAAGATGCAAGTAAGTCTTCATGCTTCAAGGGTAAAAAGATGGAGTCATTCACCCCTGCTCCAGAGGGAAGTGCTATCTTTATGAACTCCAATGACAAGCCATCTAAAAATAAAAAAGGATTTGCTGAAATGATTGAAAATGAGGTGAAGAAATGATCATCGTAGCATGTGCTCGTGGGCATAATGCCAGCACCACGCTGCTGGTTGATGGAAAAGTAGTCTTCTACGTCGAAGAAGAACGACTGTCAAAGATGAAGCATGATGGTTCTCCTCTGCTTGGTCTGATGAAGGTGTTTGATTATGTTGATCACATTGACCATCTAGTTGTGTGTCATACTCACCGTCACGGTCCTCAACTTGATTGGACTGGTGAGGGATTGTATGAAGGTCTGATCCGTAAACTTGCCCGTAAGAAGTTTGAGTTTACGGTTCATCATATCGATATGATTCACCACAAGATGCACGCTGCTTGTGGTTTCTATAATTCTGGGTTTGAATCTGCTGCTTGTGTCATTGCTGACGGTGCTGGTAGTTTCTTGGCACAACCTGAGATCACTCAAGATGTTCTGTATGAGTTTGAAACCATCTATAAGGCAGGTCATCCCACTCAATTTGATCAAGTCTATAAGCACATTGGTACAAAAGATTCCATTGGTATTCTTCATGAGGATAACGCAGAGAATCCAAATCTGTATGTGACTGAGTATCCTGGTCACACCAAACTGTATGAAGCAATCACTGAGTATTGTGGTTTCCCTTCTATTGAAGCTGGTAAAACTATGGGTCTTGCTCCCTATGGCAAACCCAATCCTGAACTTCCTCAACTGATTCGTGACGGTTGGGTGAATCGTGACGTTATCATTCCCACCTATCCCAACGGTGCAAAAGTTAATGCTGAACGTTATCCTATTTTGGCAGAGGATATTTTGGATCATCGTCCTGGTGAATACACGCAGATCCAGAAGGACATGGCTTATGCTGTTCAGGAAGCAACTGAGAACCGCATGATGGAACTCATTGAGATGGCTGTTGATATCACTGGTGAAAAGAACATTGTTATTTGTGGTGGTTATGGTCTCAACTGTGTTGCCAACTGGAAGTATTGGAAGAAGTTCCCTGATCTGAATATCTATTGTGAACCCATCTCTCACGATGGTGGTACTTCCATGGGTGGTGCCAAGTTCATCTATGCTAACCTGCTTGAACAGGAGAGTGAAGATGTTCCTGTTATGAGTCAGACTGATGTGTACTATGGACCACAGTATGAACCATCTACCTATGCTGCTGCTCTGGAGGGTCTAGAAACCTCTGAGACGAACGCAAAGGAGGTTGCCCAACTAATCCGTGACGGAAACATTGTAACCATCTTCCAGGGTCGTTCTGAGGGGGGTCCTCGTGCTCTGGGTAATCGTTCTATCCTGTTCGATCCCACCATCCCCGACGGTAAGGACATCGTAAACGTAGTTAAGAAACGTGAGTTCTTCCGTCCATTTGCTGGTTCGATGCTGGCAGAGGAAGCTGACCAGTGGTTTGATCTTGCTGGTCGTGAAGAGACTCCTCACATGATGTATGCCTGTGAGTGTCTTCCTGGTGTAGAGGAGAAAGTTCCTTCTATCATTCATGAAGATGGCACATGTCGTATTCAAACTGTCACCAAGGAACAGAACCCTGCTTACTACGAACTGATTTCTGAGTTCAAGGAACTGAGTGGTGTACCCATTCTGTTCAACACCAGTTTCAATCTGGGTGGTGATGCTCTTGTCGAAACCATTGAAGATGCTGTCGGCACTCTTCAGAAGAGTGACATTGAGTACATGTATCTGCCCGAGATTGGTAAGCTGGTGAAAGTTTCAAACTGATGTGGATTCTTGCATTTAATATAACGCATGATGCATCTGTAACTCTACTCAAGAACGGTGAGATTGTTTTTCATCAACAAGAAGAACGTCTCACCCACGTAAAACACGATTCGGCACCACTTTATTCCTTACAATTAGTAAAAAAGTATACTGATGTCGTAGATTATTGTGCATATAGTTTTCTTGAGAATAATGATGAAGGTGCATTAGGAACATATTTCAAATACATTGAACAAGTTCTTGGTATTGAAGTAAAAAAATATGTGAGTCTATCGGAAGAACATCATCTTCTTCATGCTCTTTGTGGATTTGTGCATTCTGGTTTTGATGATGCAGCTATCATGGTAATGGATGGTGGTGGTGCTGACTTTGATGAGGGGCAAGAAGTAGAATCTATTTACACTATAAGCAAACCAAATAAGATAAACATCGTCGAAAAAAACTACTATGGTAAGGGGTTTTTGGGAGCTGGTCAGGTATATGCTGCTGTAACTTCATATCTTGGATGGCATTCACTAGACAATGGAAAAACAATGGGGTTGTTTCCATATGGAAAAGAAAATCCATCCATCAAGAGAATGATTACATCTAGAGGTGGTGTTACACCATTGTTTAAACAAGATGATGAGTATAAAGAAGAAACTTGTTTGACCCTCAGAGAATATCCACAACTAAAAAGATCCAGTAAAGAGGACATTGCTTACAGATTACAAAAAGATTTTGAAGAATACATTTTTCAATTTGCTACAAAAACATTAGAACTTACTGGAAAGAAAAAACTAATCTGGACTGGTGGGTGTGCTTTGAATTGTTCTGCCAATTTCAAACTAAGAAAAATGTTACCAGATGATGTTAGTCTGTATGTTGAACCTATTTCTTCTGACGTTGGTATATCTCTTGGTGCTGCATATTTTTGCCAGATTCTATCTGGAGGTTTAGAAAAATCTGAAAGGTTACCTCAACTGTATCTTGGTAGAAAAATTGAATATGATTATGATCTTCTTTCAGGTGAAGAAGAAATCGAAGTCACTCCTGATGATGTTGCTAAGTTAATTTCCGAACAAAATATTGTAGCAATCTGTCAAGGTAGGTCTGAGTCTGGACCAAGAGCATTGGGCAATAGATCTATTCTTTTTGACCCCAGAAATCCAGATGGTAAGGACATTGTAAACAGAGTTAAGAGAAGAGAATCATTTAGACCATTTGCTGGAACAGTTCTTTTAGATCATGTTAAAGATTGGTTTGATTTAGCATGTCTTGAAGAAAGTCCAAACATGATGTATACTGTTGATGTATTGCATCCAGAAAAAATTCCAGCAATAACTCACGTTGATAACAGTTGCAGAGTTCAAACTCTTAGAAGGGAGCAGAATAAAAACTATTATGATTTAATTTCTAGTTTTTATAAATTAACAGGTGTTCCTATTCTCTTCAACACCTCCTTCAATCTTGCGGGAGATACAATAGTAGAAACTATGGAAGACGCACTTAAAACTCTTAGGAAGAGTGAGATAGAATATCTATTTCTCCCAGAGTTAAACAAACTTATTTACGTACCAAACCACTAAGATGAAATATGTTTTCGTCAACGGCACATTCGATGTGCTTCATCGTGGGCATGTAGAACTATTGAAATATGCCAAAGAACAGGGTGATATTTTGATAGTTGCTATCGATTCAGACGAGAGGGTTCGCAGTATGAAAGGATCCTCTCGTCCTGTTCACAGTGAAAAAGAACGAAAGTATATGCTGGAAAATATGAAACCAGTAGACCAAGTATTTGTATTTGAAAGTTCAGAAGAACTAGAAAAACTAGTTGAAGTTATTAAACCTGCTATAATGATCGTAGGATCTGATTGGAAAGGTAGGAAAGTTATTGGTAGTGAACATGCTAAATCCCTTAAGTTCTTTGACCGCATCGAAGGTTACTCGTCAACCGAAATCATTCAGCGTTTTACTTCTGGGGGAGACGTGTGAGGACCAGTATATCTACGGTAAGATTGAAAGACTGAACCCAGAGTCTAGTGCTCCTGTTCTTCGTTATGTACGAAGAGAAGTTCGTCAGGGTATGTCTGCTAATGTTCTAGAGAACCTAAAGTCTTTTGGAATTAATGTAATTCATAAGACTAATGTAGAGAAGATTGTAAAGACTAGGTATATTGACGAGAGATATAATCAGCATCTTCTTCGGATGGACATAGAGGATAAGGTTAGACCTTTTCTAGATGTCCTTCCCCCACAAACTTTCGATGCTATTGTTATCTCTGATTATGATAAGGGGTTCTTAAGCTTTGATAAGATCCTACAGATTGCTGAGACATACACTTGTCCTATCTTTATTGATAGTAAGAAGAGAGTTCTTCCAGATAGGGAAGAATGTTTCATTAAGATAAATCTTAGAGAGTATCAAAGACTTCAAGTAAAGCTTGATAATCTTATCGTTACTCTTGGTGAGCAAGGTGCTATCTATAAGGGTGAGAGGTATCCCACTGATAAAGTTTCTGTTTCTGATCTAGTAGGTGCTGGTGATACTTTCCTTGCAGCACTTACTCATGAGTATCTCTATACAAAAGACATTTCTCGTGCTATTATGGTTGCCAATAAGGCAGCTGCTATTGCTGTTCAACATGCAGGAACTTATGTTCTTCAGCAAGAAGATGTTGACTATCTAAACAATCTAACCCTACAAGTACAATGAGATACGTAGTAGATATTGATGGGACTATCTGTATCCCTGGATGCACAGAGGAAACCAGATATACTGAAGCATCTCCCATACAAAAAAGAATCGATAAGATTAATGACTTGTATGATCGTGGTAACTATATTGTCTACTTAACTGCCAGAGGTATGGGTAGATTTAAAAACTCTAGGATGCTAGCATATCAAGAGTTTTATGATTTCACTTATAACCAACTAAAAGAATGGGGATGTAAGTTTCATGAACTCCACTTGGGAAAACCAGCGGGTGATTATTACATAGATGATAAGGGAATCAACGATGGATTATTTTTTTAATCTCAACAATACTCCTACTAATGAATTTATTTGGTATGAAAGAATAGAAAATGCGTTGTCTTCAAACTCGATTAAAAGTATAGAGAGATATGTCAATAAAAAAGATATGTTTGATGCTGGAGTAAATGAAGATTATGGAACTTGTGATGAGTCTGTAAGGAAGACTAAAGGTTGCTACTTAGCAGATGAAGAGACTGTTAGTATTCCTGATAGTTTAGTGCCTGTATATAAGGAACTGTCAAGTATCATTAAAGATGTGAACAGCAAGAGTTGGAAGTATAATATTGGTGGATGGGAGGCAATGCAGTATTTTAAATATGGAGTGGGTGATCATTTCACCTGGCATATTGATACTGTCCCAACACCATTTACAATAACTCAGAGAAAGATTTCATTCTCATTGGGAATTTCTCACTCTCATGAATATGAAGGTGGTGACTTAGAACTTTCGACAGGAGGTATTAACCCAAATAAAATCAAGTTGCGAAAAAATGAGATGATTATCTTCAATAGTTTTCTTCTACATAGAGTAACTCCCATTACTAAAGGTACTCGTAAGACCTTAGTTGGATTTGTACATGGACCTAACTTTGTATGACACACAGAGCTGCTGAACCTATCAAGTTTGTCCCTAAAGGTTGGGGATATGAAAAGTGGATCGTAAACTGCGAGTTGTATTGCGGCAAGATCCTTCACATCGTTCAAGGTAAGAAGTGTTCTTGGCACTACCATGACCTAAAGGATGAAGTGTTCTACGTGCAAAGTGGTGCTGTAGAAGTCCTGTATTCTTACGATGACATCATTGAGTCTGCTGATGTTGTCATCTTAACCAAGGGTGATAAGTTCCATGTCCCTCCTGGGATGAGACATCGCATGGAAGCGTTACAAGATACTGAGTTGTATGAGTTCTCAACTCAGCACTTTGATGAAGATAGTCACAGAGTCATAGCTGGAGATACTCTGGGATAGTGATGTAAGGATACTCTTTGATCCAACTCATGTTGGCACAAGTGTAGTCCTGATACTTTCCTTTTAGGTGGTCTGGGAACGGTACATACCGTATCTCACCACCTTCTTTTTTGGCTACTTGCTCAGCAACATACTGGAAACTGACAGGATTGTTGGTGCCTAGATCATAGATGCCACTGGGTTTGTTGTTATAGAGTGCCAGACGAACGACATCCTTCACGCAAACAAAGTCACGCAAGAATTTATCAGAACCCTCAAACAAATTAAGATACCCTTGCTTTCTAATCTGCCAGGTGAACTTGCTAACTGGGCTTGCTTGGTCACCTTTGTGCTCTTCACCATCACCATAGACGTTGAAGTACCTGAACCCTTGAATCTTTCTGAACTTTTCGATGTTGTCCTGAACCCAATAGTCTACTTGTAGTTTGGAGATGGCATAATAGTTAAGAGGATTAACAGAACCATCTGTCTTGTTACCATAAACCGATGCCGATGAAGCATAGATTACTGGGATGTTGTATTCAATTGCCTTCTCAAATAGTTTGATTGAGAAGTCAACATTGTATTTGTGAATTTTATTGATGTCTCTTTCTACAGTGCTAGAGATAGCACCCTGATGAATGATTAAATGTACTCTCTTCCAGTCTTGAAACTGCTCAAGGAACTCGAAGCAGTGACTCATCTCAACACGGTAAAGATTTTGATGCCAGAGGGTTTGTGCAAATTCTTTTCCAATGAACCCTTGATAACCTGTGAGAATAATCATATAGTCCTTTTCTTCTACTCATTATATCACATAAATATCTAGACGAGCATTTTGAAGGAATAACGTGGCTTTCGGTAAGTTAGGATCTTTAGTTACCACTGATGCGAATAAAGGAAATGCAGTTGGAATCTTCACAGCATCTTCGTCAACAGCCGTAACTGTATATGTAAATAATAATACTAATCAAGCAACTAGGTATTCCATTGGTGTCTCAACCAGTGCTGCTGATATCGAGCACAAAGAATATGTTCGTAAAGATAATTACCTAAATCCTTTAGAAGTAGAAGACGTTGAGAAATTATATGTAGATGTAAATGAAACTCTTGTAGTTTCTGCCCTCAATGCAGGAGTATCCTTTACTGTTCTTGGAACTGGTAGTGGTGCAGATGGTAGGGTTGAATCTCTTATTACCACAGAAACTACCGCTGGTAGTGTTCTAGATCTTACTACGGCTCCAGCAGATAGAAACTTTACACTTGCAGTTAATAATCAAGGATATGATCCTTGTAGAATTTGGGTTGGTGTAAAGGATGAAAACGGTGACCTGAATAGTGGTTGGATTATTTTTGCTCAACCATTAGCAGTTGGTCAAAATTTTACCATCACGGATCTTTTTGTAACAACTAATCAGACCATTGTTGTCAAGGCATCTAAGAAAGATGTCAGTTTCACTCCTCTTGCTGGTGCTGCCTCTGCTGGAGGTGGAGGAGGTGGTGGTGGTGGAACCAGTGGTCTTTGGCAATCCACCGACGTTGGTATTAACACAGTTTCTAACGTTGGTATTGCTACTACAAATCCACAGACTCAACTTCAAATTGGATCTGTATTTGGTGTACAAGCAGATACTGGATCGTGGACTGCTGTTGCTGGATCGCCAGAGAACATTGATACTTTTAATATTAATGACTATGACTTTAAGTTTGCTGAATATACATTACACTTCCAAGAGAATGAGAACACTCAGGCTCAAAAAGCAATGATTATCAAACATACTTCTGGAGTTTCTCTTCAGGAGTATGCTATCATGAATGATAATGATATAATTGTATCTATTGGTGCCACTATAGAAGGTTCTACTGTTAAACTTCAAGCTACACCAGAACTAGGAATTAGTGGTGTGACGACATATCGATTTGTAAGAAACACAATGCTTTGATATGAAGTACACAATCAAGGTTACTAAACCAGAATACTGGCAGGAAATTCACGATGCATTGTGTCAGAGTGGATCACCAGACTATCTTATTCCGAGTAGAGAAGTTGATTGTTGTGATGATAAACTTCATAGTTCTACAAGAGGAACTTTTGAACTTGAAGATGGTGAAGCAGAAACTCTGAGGAGGCATGATAAGATTGAATGGATTGAACTGTGCCCAACTTGCAATCCTGATAGTTATCCAAAACCTGAACCAGCTTCTACACCTAGATTTGGATCAGATGTAAAAATCTACAGAGATCTTAATTTTTTTGCTCCACCAGGTATCGCAACTGCTGGTGAATTAAACAGGACAACTTGGGCTCTACCTAGAACTGGCATAGCAACCAACGGTGATTTTTGGGCAGGTGTAACTGGTAATCCACCAGTAAAGTTTGGTGATGTCACTTACACTGTGACTGGTGCGAACGTTGATATTGTTATTCATGACTCTGGTGTTCTCCAATATCATCCAGAGTTTTTGAAAGACGATGGTACATCTAGAGTCAGTGATATTGTTTTGGACGGTCCATATTATATTGACCCAGATTACTTTATTTCTAATGGATACACTTATATAAAACCAGATGGTAGAGTTGGTATTGCGACTACTGCAGCTGAAGCCTGGTGGGAGAATGGTGCAAACAGATCTGCTCAGTTTGCATCCATCGGAACAGTTTCTATTCCCTCTACTTATACTGCTGCTAGATCAGTAGGAGATAGATTAGATGGTGTTAATAGTCTAACCAGTAGTCACGGCACTGCCTGTGCTTCTCTTGCTGCTGGAAAGACATATGGATTGGCATTTGAAGCAAACATCTGGAATCTTCCTGGCATTGCCGACAATGTTGGCATGGGAATTGAAGCTAACTATGATCTGCTGAAGATCTTTCACAAATATAAACCAGTAAACCAAGAGACTGGGTTTAAGAATCCAACTGTTTGTAATGGTAGTTGGGGATACCAAGCAGCATTTTTTTCTAATAGTGTTGTAAGTTATAGGTTCAGAGGAACAACAGGAATATTTAATGGAAATGAACCGACTACAGATTTAGTTACGGCAATGAAGAATGGTCTTAATAATCAAGTCTCGTTTGCTTATAAATCTTGGTCAACTTCATCACGTTCTAACTCAACCGATACTGCTGGTAGTGAGATGATGGCAGAGGGAGTCATCTACGTGGCTGCAGCAGGTAATAATAATCAGAGACTTGGTATTGGTGCTACCGATCCAGATCGTTTGAATTATATGTCTGATAACTATTTTGGAACCACAGATCCCAGAGCAGAGTTTCCCGCAGGAACTGTACCTTGTAATCACAGGGACTGGATGAATCCTCAAGGGATTGGGTTTGACAGTGAAACTGACTTCCATCCAGTTATTTGTGTTGGTGCGATGGATGAATTTATTCTGACTGATTATAGAGAGAGGCAGGCATCTTATTCTAATAATGGTCCTGGCATTGACCTCTGGGCACCTGCTGATGAAACCATTGCTGCTACATCAACGGGACTTAATCAAAACTATCAGAGACAAGATGATACTCGGTTCTACGATAGATCTTTCAACGGAACCAGTGCTGCTGCTCCAGTTGCGGCAGGTTTGATTGCTCTTTATATGCAGGCTTACCCATCAGCAACTTCTTTAGATGTGAAAAATTGGTTAAATAGTCAAGGAACTCAAGAAGTCGGCACGAATCTTTATCAAGATGATGATGCTGTTGATACAAATACTGCTTATTGGACTGGATCCTATAATTTAAGAGGTGCCAGTACCAGGATTGCTTTCAATCCATACACAGTCACTCCACCACCACCTACTCCCGATCCACCACCAAATAATGATGTTCTACTCAGATTTGATGGTGTTTCGTTGGAAGGTATTACTATCTCACGATAAATATTCAATAAAGAACCGTCATGGCTGATAAAAGTTTTGGTGCAAAGAAGGTAGAACTTATTGGTGCCACTGGGACACCAAAAATTGATAGTGCCAGTGATTTAAACATTAATGCTAACCAAGTATCGATCAGTACGGACGTTTCTATCGGTGGAACTGTTCGATCTAACTTAATAGTAGGAACAGGATATTCTGTAGCGATTGATCTTGGTGTTAATCCTGGTCCTCAAGGACCATTTCAAGTAGGAACTTATTTTACCGTATACAATAGTGGGGAAAGTAAGTTTAGTGGAGAGGTAACTGCCAATAGATTTATTGGTGATGGTTCTTCCCTAACTGGTGTTACTACTGCTGGTAGTGTAGGTGGAACACCACTTAATACTCCCAATACTCTTGTTCAGAGAGATGGATCTGGTGGATTTTCTGCTGGCATTGTTTCTGCGACGAGTGTTACAGCTACTACTGTTACGGCAACAACGTTGAATGCTACTAACTTTGTTGGTAGTGGTAGTTCTTTGACTAACATTATTCCATCAGGTATTATTGTAATGTGGTCTGGCACAACCATACCTACTGGTTGGTTGTTATGTGATGGAACCAACAGCACACCTGACTTGAGAAATAGATTTATTGTTGGTGCCAATAATAACATCAAGACTGGAATCACGACTCAAGCAGGTCCAACCTTTGATGTTTCTACTGGTGCTAGAGATAGTGTTTATGATCCTGGTGATGTTGGTGGAGAAACTTCTCATCAATTAACTATTGATGAATTGGCGGCTCACACTCACGGGAGGGCTGCGATTTATCCTGGTAGTGGACCAGAACAAAACCAGAGTGGTAGTGGGGAAGATAGAACGTCATTTAACCAACAAACTACATCCACTGGTGGAGATAACTACCACGAAAACAGACCACCGTACTATGCTCTTGCCTTTATCATGAAGGCTTGATATAATTACTCTTAAACTAGAAACATGAAAGCAGTAGTCTACACAAAAGAAAATTGTCAGTGGTGTGATCGAGTCAAATATCTTCTTGGTCACCTAAACTTTGAGTATATCGAGTACAAATACGAAGAGGACTTTACTAGGGAGCAATTCTATAAAGAGTTTGGTGAGGGTGCCACCTTCCCACAGGTTTCTATCAACAATCAATACATTGGTGGATGTAAGGACACCCTTCAGTACTTGCAAGATCAGAAGCTGCTATGATATCATAAATAAATTCAAGTTATGGAGGAACATCTCACACTTTAAGTAAAGTGGTTGTTCCATTGAGGGACAACCGAATAGGAAGTTCCAGGAGAACAAAAATGTTAGCAGTCAGTCTTGTATTTGGAACGTTAGTTGCGTTCATGGCTTTTCTTCTCGGTGGTGTAGTAGGGTGGACAGCAAGAGAATATTTGTTGTATAATTCTACAGAACAACCAACTTTACATCCAGAGATGTATGACGAGAATGGAAACGTTCTTACTGATTCATTGATTGCATTTAAATTCACTGATTATGATGACGATTTTGAAGAAGAAGATTAATTATTTTGGAGTTTAATCATGGCT